CTAAGATACATCTTGTAAATTCGTTTCACTATTTCAGCCCTTAACGGGTCTACTTTATAATTGTCACCATCAACTTCATAGCCAAATGCAGGATTATTGAATTCCATGATCTTACCAGACTTAGCACGACCAACTCTTCCCATTGACATGCGCTCTTTGATTTGCTCACGTTCTAATTGAGCGAACACACTTAGTATTCCGATCATCGCCTTACCAAATGCGGTTGAAGTATCGAAATTCTCTGATAAGCTAATGAAATGGATATTATTCTTTTGGAAGACATCTTCGATAAGGTAAAGAGTGTCCTTTTGACTTCGACTCAATCTGTCGAGTTTATAGACTAGGACAGCATCGTATAATCCTGTATCTGCATCTTTGATAAGCTGTTGCATACTGGGGCGATTGATGTTTGATCCAGAGCGACCAGGATCTACGTACTCTTTAACAATCGTCCAATCCTTGATTTCGCAATACTTTTTAAGCTTATCTTTTTGTTCATTAATTGAGTAACCTTCTTCTGCTTGCTCAAGTGTTGAAACTCTTACATATAGTGCTACTTTCATAATATCTCCTTCCGTACATATGTTCTTTATAGTGCCTTTTTAAGCCGGTCGATGTCGACCGACTTGGTTGTTTTAAAATTAATTGATATAATTAACAAAACTAATGTTCGAGGTGCTATCTATGCCAATTTGGTTAAAAATTTTCATTTTATGGTTACTCTGGGCTATTGCAGCATCATGTTCATATGTTGTGCAGTTAGTTAGTCCTCAGAATCGTCTTTACAATCCTTGGGTAAGTGCTGTTCTAACTGGGACAGCAACGATGTTTCTTCTTTGCTAAGAGTATCTATAATGCTTTCAAAATTATCCATGGCATTATCGTAATTTCCTTTACCAATTTCTGATTGAATATAAAAGACAACATTTCTAGCTTGCTTAGTAAGGGGAATAATTCTTCCAAATGCATCGGTTTGTTTATCTAAGTTTTGAATATTATGCGAATTCAATATAGAAGCCGTATAACTCAAATAATCACTAAAAGTTTTCTGTATATACTCATATTTTCTATTAATTGCTTGGCGCTGCTTATCTTTTTCTGCATTTTTCGCTAATCTAATTTTTGTTTCATTATTAGATTTTGTTGAATAACCTTTAGCAATGGCGTTAGCAATTGCTTGGATAGCTGCAAAAATAACACCGCCAAGGGCAACTCCAGCAGTTATCCATGCGCCTAAAAATTGATTCATATCTTTCATCCATCTATTCATGTCCTTTCTTCGGAGAGGGCTTTTTTTAATTAAAAGGATCTTGTCCTTGTTGTATTTGATAGGTATCTTGAATTTCTCCAGATGTTTTCATTGTATCTGGTACAGACTGGACAGCTTGTTCGGGTGACATTCCATTATGTTCTGCTAAATAGGCAGCAGGTGATTCGCCATAGCGATTAACAAAATCATGTAAGTCGTTAGCTGGTGGCAATCCATTGCTATTTGATTGTGAAGCTGGTTGTGAATTGCTTTGATGAGCTGATTGTACAGCTTGTTGCCGAGAACTATTTTGACTGCTTTGCTGAGTGGAAGTTTGGCTGGCTTGGTTATTAGATTGACTAGAGACAGCAGAGCTAGACGAACTTTGTGTATCTTTCTTGCTTTCCTTACGTACCTTGTGATGCTTAACAGCCTTAGTAGTAGTTACTGATGAGCTACTACTTTTTTTATTTGATTTCTGTGATGCAGAGTTACTACATGCTGTTAATGAAATACCAGCTAATAATGTTACACAAATTAAACCTATCTTTTTCATAAAATCCCCCAAATTAATTATCTAATTTTATCTTGTCTCCAATATAAGAATAGTGAGCGACTGGCATTCCATCGTCACCATCAAATTCGACGTAGGAACCCTGATTAGTTCCATTATCGTATGAATAAATTAAATCAACCACGCTCTTGTACAATGACTTTTGTTCATTGTCAGAAAGGGCAGTTGCAGACCTTGGAACTGTTACTTTGAACTGATTGCCAGACGGTTTCATTGAAAATCCGTCCAATTCAGAATGCTTACTCATTTCACTATTAAGAGCATCACAAGTATTCTTAACTCGTGCTTTTGCTACCTCATCACTTTCTTTTTCATCTGATGAGTCGTCATCTTTACTAGACGAACTAGGCTTTGACGATGAGCTTGCTGTATTTGCTGCTGATGTTGTCTTTTCATGTGCGTCTTCGTAATTGATAATTGGTCCCAAAGCTAACATCAATGCAACGAAGGCAACGGTCCCTTGAAATATTGATCTTATAAATTTATGGTTATTTAAATTATTCCATGCAAGTTTTCCTAAGAAGTAAGTTATGATGATACAAACAATCATCCAAATAATTCGCGATAACATATTATTTCTCCCTTTTAATCCTCTTCACTTAGGGAAGCAGTATATCTTATAGCTTTCCCAACAATACGACCAGGATGATCTTTATCTAAAATAATAGGATCGTACTCTTTATTATCTGGCATAAGCATAACCAGATCTCCTTGATGTTTAACACGTTTCAACGTTGCTTCGTTATCGTCATCAACTAAAACAGCGGCAATCTCACCATCTTCTACTGTTGGTTGAGATTTAATAACCACCATTGAACCATCTGGAATAGTCGGCTCCATGCTATGACCCTTACAGTGTAAAGCAAAGAGGGTACCACTAGGAACACTTTTATCAAAAATAACCTCTGTATATCCTTCAATATTCTCTTCGGCTGTTATTGGATCTCCACAGGCAATTTCTCCAATAACGGGAATAGTTACACGTTTAAGTCCTTCGGGATAAATAATATTTGATGGTAAATCAGAATCTTCTCCACCAACAATTTCAGAGATAGGAACGCCAAAAATGATTGACATTTTTTGTACCTTATCCATTAATGGTTTGTTTCGACCTTGTTCCCAAGAAGCGACAGTGGTAGGTTTTGTTCCTAACAGCTCAGCTAGATGCGCTTGTGTATATTTTCGCTCTCTTCTTAGTTTTTTTATTTGTGTTCCAATATCCAATCTGCTTTCCTCCTAGTTAAATGCTTTTCTTCATCAATAATTATATAACTAACTACGTATAAAAAGTAGTTTTTTTCTTGTTTTGCGAAAAAATGGTTGCATATACATTTTATCCGTAGTAAGATATAAACCGTAGAAAGGAGGAAGAGAATTGGAATTCACAATAAAAAAAGCACGGCAATATGCTGGCCTTACCCAACAAGAAACAGCTGAAAAGCTTGGGATTTCAACAAAGACGTATCAAAATTACGAGAATGGCAAAACAGCGATGAGGATTGATAAAGCTAAGAAATTTAGCTCTATAACTAATATTCCACTATCTAATATTATTTTTTTACTTTCTAACTACGGATAAAATGTACTTAGAACTAAAACCGCAAGAAGATTTACCGTGTTCTGAATATGTAGGAGGCGATGAAATGAAAAAAGGCTTGTATGCATTTAGACATTTGGAAAGCCCAAACTATCAAAGACCAAAGCAGCGCAGCCAAATGAAACAGATTGGATTTAAAAAAGCCAGCTTGCCGAAACAAGCTGACCGATAAGCCTACTTCTCAGTTCTTACGCCCTTAAACTTTGTGCCGTCTTGCTTGACGTTTAAAAACTTGCCGGTTTTCGTATCACGCTTGATGTACTGATTAGTTTTAGGATTAAAAACCTGAGAACGTCCGCGAACCATGCCTTTACGAGCATTGTTCTTTGGAGGGTTTGTAGCCATATTAATCACCTCCTTTCATTAGGAGATGAATGAAGAAATAGCTGGAATGGAGGGATGAAAGTGTGAAAAGTAATCCAAAAGAAAAAATCCAATCCGATAAAGAAGAAAAATTAAAGATTCTTCAAACCGAATTGAATTTTTATAAAAAACTAGTTAATGATCAAAATCTCCTTATAAATGAGCTTATTGGTTATCTTTCGAATGAATTAATTGATTAGCAATTCCGGCATTCATTTTAAAAACAGTATATGCAACAAGAGATTGAATGAATGATTTTAAATTTTGAACATCATAATCTGACCATTTCTTGAAGGTGTGTGTTTCATCGTTTCCTAACCAAGATGAGGCTTTAGATATATCTATGAGTTGTTGGTCAGGAAGTTTATTAATAGCAGAGGAAAAACTCATTTTATAAATTTCTTCTTTACTTTTACCAAGATTACCAAAAGTTACTAAATAATCTTTTACTAAAAATTCTGCCGCTCTTCTATACCCCATACCACATATCATGTTTAAGCCACTGTTTTCAGCAAGGTTTGACTGTCTGTAAATTTCATAAAAATTTGGAGAAATTGTGGCAATTTTAGCTGATATTTCATTCATGTTTGCTTCTGCAGGATAAGTCATAACTTTCCCATTATCCCATCTTGTGAAGAAAACGGCTTGACACTCTGTTCTTGGACATAAGAAAACATAAACTCGACCAGTTTTTGATTGGCATGAAAACACACAATTAAGAGAAATATCGTGATTACAGAAAGGACAATGTTCGGGGATAATTGTAAGAATTGGAAGATCAGTTGGAATTATTTTATAGCTATTATCCAAATTAATTCACCTCCTTTCGTAAGGGGATGTCTTAATTATAGCAAAGCATTTAAGGAGGTAATAAAATGCAGCAATTATTCAATTTTAACGGACAACAAGTCCGCACAGTAACTATTAATGATGAACCATATTTTGTTGGTAAGGACGTTGCAACGATTCTTGGATATAAGAGTCCTAGCGTAGCTATTAGTAAGAACGTACCCGACAAATACAAAGGGGTTACCGAAATGGAAACCCCTGGCGGAAAGCAAAAATTAGTAATTATTTCAGAAGCCGGTCTTTATAAGTTAGCCTTCAAGTCTCATGTCCCACAGGCCGAACGTTTTACAGATTGGATCGCAAGTGAAGTTCTACCAGCCATCCGTAAACACGGTGCTTACATGACACCACAAACAATCGAAAAGGCTCTCCTTAATCCAGATACAATTATCAATCTTGCTACTCAGTTGAAAAAGGAACAAGAGCAACGTAAGCAACTTCAAGCAGAGAATGAACAAATGAAACCTAAAGCTTTATTTGCGGATTCAGTAGCTGCTAGTACCACGACTGTATTAGTCGGTGAATTAGCAAAGATTATGCGTGGTAACGGTATCGAAATCGGAGCTAATCGATTGTTCCGATGGATGAGAGAGCATGGCTACTTAATTAATCGTAAAGGTAGCGACTGGAACATGCCTACTCAAAAAGCAATGAATCTTGAATTATTCAAGATCAAAGAAACTACGATTAATCATGCTGATGGAACTACTTCAATTAGTAAAACCCCTAAAGTAACTGGCAAAGG